CCTTACTTGTGCAGCCGGTGCTTACACCTATACCGGACAGGCGGCAACGCTAAAGCGTGGCTACAGCTTAACCTGTTCTGCCGGCGCCTATGTCTACACCGGCAACGACGCAACCCTGACGTATGTACCGGGTGCCGTTGCCGTCAATTATACGTTGGTGTGTGGTGCCGGTAGCTACGTTTACACCGGACAGGACGCGACATTAACGTATGTCGCTGGAGCTGCCTTATTGGCGAAACACCGTGGTTTCCTCAGAAATGTTGGAAGACAATTACATTGAGCCAATAGGAGGTCCAACGTAACGAAATGAGGATCGGAAACGTAATCGAGTCGGCCGTGTGGGTAACCGGTGACGAGCCACTGACGTTGCGCAAGCGATACGAGGGCGATGTCGGCAACGCCATCACCTGCTTGTGCGATGAAAACGGCTTCGAGCACGGCCCCGTTAAATTCATCGAGAAGCGTCCTGGTGACGATCGGGTTCCCTGCGTGCCTGAGCACATCCAAGGTTCCCGCGTTCGCCTGTTGGTGGCGGAGGCTGAAATCGTCGGCAAAAAACCTCTATCCAGCGCCGGATCGTTCGTTGCAAACCTGGAGAAGAAGGATATTGATCGGTTGCGCGCCATCACCCGTCGGAAGTGGTCCGAGCGCCATTTGGTTGCACTGACTGATGAACAGTGTGACGATTGCATCGAGGAATTGGGGCCAGAAGCCGTCCTGGATACGTTGCGGAGCCTGCATTGATTCGGTACGCTCGCGAAACGCTGGAGTCCTGGGATGAGGCATGGCCGCTGGTCGAATCTCATTATCACGAGATCGCACACTTTCAGGATTTGGCGCTGAAACCGAACCGTGACGGTTATCTCCAGTGCGAAGCCGCTGGCGGGATACGGGTCTATACCGTGCGCGACGACGGCAGGATGGTGGGGTATCAGGTGTTCTTGGTCTCCCTGAACCTTCATTACAGCGATTCACTACAGGCTATTCAGGACGTGTTATATCTGGCCACGGAACTCCGCGGGCGACTGATCGGTTATCGATTCATCCGTTGGTGTGACGAGCAACTACTGGCTGAGGGGGTGGAAGTGGTGGTGCAGCACGTCAAGATAAAACACGATTTCGGGCCGATGTTGACACGCATGGGGTACGAGCTGATGGAAAATGTTTACGTCAAGAGGCTAAGCTGATGGGATGGAATGCGGCAGCAGCGATTACTTCGTTGGCTATCGGTGGTAAAGCCGCCTCGGATTCCAAGCAGGCCGCCAAACGGGCGGAGTCGCGCATGGACGACGATCAACGAAGGCTCCTCGCGGATCGGGAGACCGCCAAGATGGATGCTGAAAAAGCCAAGAGGAGCAAGCAACTTGAAGAGCTCGGCCGCAAGGGCAGGCGCGCGTCCATTCTCACTTCGTCGTCAGGAGCCGCGGATCAACTCGGTTCCGTGTCCAGGCCACAAGCTCAATCTCTTACCGAGACGCTGGGATGAGTGAAATCGACGACCTCATTCAACGCTGGCGCAGACTGAACAGCGAAAAGTCAGTATGGCACAGCCACTGGGAAGACTTGGCGCGCGTCATGTTACCGCGCCGGATGGGGTTTATATCGACTTCAATAGAAGGCGAACGCCGGACAGATGATATTTTCGACGGTACGCCGATGCAGGCCGCACGGGGCCTGGCCAATGCCGTTGGTGGGTTCATGCGCCCCAACGGGCTGCCCAGCTTCGATGTTGTCGCGGACGACGATGATCTGAACAACCTGGAGGAAGTCAAATCCTGGCTGGCGGACAGCAAGACCCGATTGATGGACGCCTTCAACAACCCCAAGGCGCGATACAGACAGGTCAGCGCCGAGATCGACCAGGATTTGGTGGTGTTCGGCTCCGCGGTGGAATTCGTCGGTGAATCAATCCAGCGATCGCATCTGCTGTTCCAGTCCCTGCACCTCAAGGATGTCACCCCATTTTTCGACGAAGACGGGCGCACGGAGGGGTTATTTCACAAGCGCAGTATGTCGCTTCGGCAGTTGGCTGGACGGTTTGGAGAGCAAAGACTAAGTGAGTCCAGCCGGCGGGCGATCAAGGATCGCCCCGATAAAAAGGTCGAAGTCCTGCATTGCGTGGTCCCACGGAAGGAGTACAAGCAGGGGGCGATGCTGGCCAAGAACATGCCCATCGCTGACATGTGGATCGAAATCGACGCAAAACATCCTATCGCCGAATCCGGGTTCCACGAGTTTCCGTTCATCGTCCCCCGCTGGGAAACATCGTCCGGAGAGAACTTCGGGCGGTCCCCTGGAATGATCGCGTTGCCGGACGCCGATACGCTTCAGGCCATGGGAGAGACCATCCTGATCGCCGGCCAGCGTGCAGCCGATCCCCCGCTGTTCGCGCCTAACGACGGGGCGTTCGACGCCCTGAACACGTTCCCCGGCGGAATCAGTTATTACGACGTGGAAAGCGCCAAAGCCATGGGCGGAAATCCGTTCTTCCCTCTGGAATCCGGAGTCAACCTGCCGTTGTCACGTGACATGCAGCAGGACACGCGGCAGCAGATATTCTCGGCCTTTTTCCGTAATGTCTTGAACCTGCCGGTTGAGGGTCCGCAGATGACCGCCACGGAAGTCCTCCAGCGCAAGGAGGAATTCATGCGCGAGATCGGTCCGATGTTCGGACGCTACGAAGCCGAGAAGACCGCCCCGGAAGTTGAACGTGCTTTCATGCTGATGCTACGTGCCGGGTCGCTGGCGCCGATACCAGAAGTGCTACAGGGCAGGAATATAGGCTTTGAGTACGATTCCCCCGTCAAGCGAGCACGCCAACAGGTCGAGGCGGCGGCGGCTAAAATGTGGGCCATGGAAATGATTGAGATCGGACAGGTCAAGCCGGAAGCCATCGATCTTGTCAATATCGATGCCTTGGGACGTTTATCCGCCGAGGCGCTGAGTCTACCGAAGAAACTGGTCAACAGCGTGGAAATGGTCGAAGCCATCCGTGAAGACAGGGCCAAACAAATGGCGGCGCAGGCGCAGATGGAATCGATTGCGGCAGCGGCACAGATAGCGAAAACCGGGGCCGAAGCGGCAGATAAAGCTGGATTAACCGAGAAATCACAGAGGGCAGCCTGATGTCGGAATCGATGTGGATTGAACGTGCGCAGAGCGCGGAAGCCAAGCTCAAGACGATGAAAGAGTCCCATGACAAGGCCGTCGAACGGATAAGGTCGTTCAAGGCTAATTTCGGGATTCGGGAAAAGGATAACGGGGAAATCGTCATTGACTTCAAAAAGATGGTTGAACGGTTGGGGAAAGACGGCGCGACTGATCTACGGTCTGTCATAGAGGAAGTTTATCCAAGTCATGAATGAAACGCCCGACGTGCTGGGCATGCTGCAAGCGTTACCCCCCGTCGAGGGATATGCGCCGATGGACCGTTATCGCGACTTCAAGGATGTTTTCTCGACCGACCAAGGAAAACGTGTCCTACGCGAAATTTTGTCATGGGGCCGTGTATTTCGCTCCCCGTCATTCAGTATCCCCATTGACCCGTATGCCATGGCCGTAACCTTCGGCGAACGGAATATGGCGCTGAAACTGCTTGCCACGATTAACCACGAACCGCGCACAAAAGCCACCACAGCCACACGCAAGAAGGAGTGAACTATGCCAACAGAACAAGGTAATGAGCAAGGCAACGAACAGGTCAATCAGCAACAGAATTGGGCATCCGGTGTCACCAGCCCTGACCTGAAGGGCGTGCTCTCCGGTTTCGAGAGTCGCGACAAATTCTTCGAGGCCGCTGGCATCAAGATCGAACAGCCTGACTGGCGCACTGATCTTCCCGATGACCTGAAGGAAACCGCCACTAAGTACAAGACGCCAGGCGAGTTTATCAAAACGATCAAGGTTGCGCCGTCGGACTGGCGTGAAGGCATTCCGGATGATCTGAAACCGATCGCCGATCGATTCACGTCACGCGAGGACGCCATCCGCGCGATCCAGTCATTCCAGAAACGTGAAGGCCAGGTCCGCGTCCCTGGCAAGGACGCCAAACCGGAGGAAATCGCCGCTTACCACAAAGCCATTGGCGTCCCGGAAAAGCCGGAGGCATATGAGTTCTTCGTCCCGGAAGGCGCTACCGTCACCGACGACATGAAGGCCAACCGGGTTGAATGGGGCAAGCGTTTTCAAGCGATTGGTATCGGCAAAGACGCGGCCAAGAAAATCTCTCAGTTCGTGTTCGAAGACGGGAAACGCCATCAAGATTCACTGATAAGCGCCGACAAAACGTTCGCCGAACAGCAGGAAGCCGCCTTGCGCTCCGAATGGAAGGGGGATGAATACGATCTTAACAAGGCCATGGCGAACAAAGCCTTTCGTGAAATCGCCGACAGAACCGGGCTGAATGTAGAGGCCCTGACCCAGATCGAAACCAAAGACGGCCGCTTTCTGATGGACCGCGCAGAAATTATCAGGATGTTCGCCGCTATCGGAAGGGAAATGGCCGAGGGGTCGCTTGGACCGACGTTGACGGACTCCGAAAAGGACACCGTCGATGAACAACTCAGGGGCCTTCGCAGTCAGATCAATGAAGCGCAGGCGAGTGGGGACTCGAAACGGGCAAACAAACTTTATCAGCAGGAGCAGGGCCTTATAGCAAAAAGGGACGGTAATCGTTCCGTGGTGGGGGCTCAAGGCCGGATGGCCTAGATGTTGACAAACCGCCAAAGATAATATCTACTTACCTGAAGTAGCGACGGGTCACCTGAAAAGCCCCGTCGAAAGAACAACACTCCTCGAAGCACCGAGAGCGGAACAAGGCCCCGAAAGGGTCACCCTTCCTTCCCGCGGATCGGTTCACCAGAAAGGCTGTGTCTATCTCGATATTCAAAGAGAGGACATATTATGTCTACGTCAATCGACACCAGCTTCATCACGAGTTACGAAGCGAAAGTACACGAAGTTTTCCAGAAACAAGGCAGTTATCTCAAGGACGCCGTTCGGGTGAAGGACAACGTGGTGGGTTCCACCGCCGTCTTTCAGAAGATCGGCAAGGGCACGGCCACGACCAAGGCGCGTCATGGCACGATCACGCCGATGAACCAGACCCACACCGCTCCCTCCGTCACGCTGGCGGATTTCTATGCCGGCGACTGGGTGGACAAACTGGATGAGGCGAAGACCAACATCAACGAGCGCGATGCGCTGGCTTCCGGCGGGGCCATGGCCCTGGGCAGAAAGTGTGATGACCAGATCACCACGGCTCTCGACGCCACAACCCAGACCGTCATCACGCTAACCGTAACCTCGAAGGCCGCCATTCTGGCGACCGCCATCGAGTTCGCGGAAGCCGCCTGGGACAATGACGTGCCGAACGACGGTCAGGTGTACGCCGTGGTCACGTCTCGTTACTGGTCGCAGTTGATGACCATCGATCAATTCCAAAGAGCAGAGTACGTCGGCGCCGACGGGATGTCCCTGAAGCAGGGTCCGATGGTCGGGAAAGGCAAATGGAAGGAATGGATGGGCATCAAGTGGAAGATGCAGACCGGACTTCCAGGTGCTGGCACCGCTACCGCCAAGTGCTTCCTGTGGCACAAAATGGCCGTCGGTTATGCTGTCGCGCAGTCCGCGGGGAATATCGCCGGTCAGGAAGCCGTCGCGGCGGACATCACCTGGCATGGTGATCGTGCAGCGCATTTCGTCAACCACATGATGAGCGGCAATGCGCTTCTCATCGACGATACGGGCGTGATTGAGGGCAACCTCAACGACACATCCGCCATCGCCACATCGTAAGGAGGACATCATGGCTTATGTAGCTGGACGTTTGTTGAACATGACGTGTCAGGCTCCGGGTCGTAATATGTATTTATACGACATTGACGGAACGGTAGATGACGTAGACGACGTGGAAGCAGGTGGGTACTTTTCCAATAAGGATGACGATCTCATCCTTGCTATTGGTGACCAGATTGCTGTGCGTGAATGGTCTGCTGTACCGTATGCAGCTGGTTCAACGCTTACAAATGCTTTGCAGTTGGTGGTGACGAATGTCATCGCCAATGACGCAGCGGCATCGGCAGGCAACGTCAACCTGGCCCAGCAGTACCTCACTACGTCCTTATTTTCATCGGGTACTTAATAACTCGGTCTTT